TTAGGAAAAAGATAGTAGTGTTTTTCTTTTGGATAAAACTTTTTTAAATAACTATTAATTGATTTTTCCCAATGCTTGTTTAAATGATCGTCTTCATCTTCGTATGGTATCTCACTTGCATATTCAATCATTTCATAAAATAAGTTTAAATCTATTTTATCTGATTTTTCTTTCGTTTCTTGTTTAATTATTGTTTCTAATTCAGTTCCGTTTGTACTCCAATAATCTTCTTCTTTTCCAAATTTTTTTAAATATAATTCACTTGCATTTTTCATATTATTCCTTCTGTTTGCTCGCTTGTTGTTTATAATGCTCTTCTGCTAGTGTATAAATTTTTTCATCTTCAACCCAGTGATTGCCATCTTCACTAACATATTTTTTATACCACTCTTCCTTTGAAAGTTTTTCTAAATCAGCATACGCCTTTTTATAATTAACTGCTTGTTCATACATACTTTCAAAACTATTAACACTTGCTTCAAATTCATGCTTTAATTGTTTCAATTCTTCAAGTGTATAGTTATAAAAATTATGCACTTTAAATTCATATTCATTAGACATAAAAATAAAACCCCCTTTGCTCTGTCATAGACATTAATTTGTATTTTTGTTTAGTTTCATCAATCCATTCTTGGATAATTTCTTGATCGCAAAAATCCATATCTGGAAATTCATCTTTATCCATATCAACTTCTGGAAAATATTTATTTGTTAGCCATTTTTTAAATGGAAAATGTTTATGCCATAAATCTTCATGACCATTTATTGTAGCTAATATATTTAACTCTTGATATGTTTCTACCCATTCTTTTTTAGGTTTATCTAATTTTAATACCCTTGTTTTATTGCTACTCATCTATTTCCTCACCTATATTAATTTGTAATTGATCGCAAAGTTCATCTAAATTGTTAAACTTTATTTCTGTAATCATATCTTCTGCAATACTAAAACCATTTTTAATATCTTCTCTTTGTTCTTGGTCAAAACCTTTTCTACTTGTTGAATAAAAAATAGTTTTGTCATTACTGTCTCCAACTCTTACGTACTGATATATTTTTTGTTTCTTGCTACTCATATTATCCCTCCTGTTTGCTCGCTTGTTGCTTTAATTTATATTCAGGTATTTCTGTCTCATAAATCGTAAAACACTCGGTACTATCATCATAATCTAGTGTAAATAGTTTGTTCCAATATTTTTTTTCTAAATGATCAGAAATAAAACCATCAAACCACATATCATCATCACCATCAAAATAATTTTCATCTTTAATTTCCGGGTATTCTTTTTTACAATATTCTCTAAATTCATCACTTATCAACCATAAAGATTTTACTCCCCCCGCTTCTAAATATATATCTGCCATATTATCCTCTCTGCTTATTCGCTTGTTGTTTTAATTCTATTCCGTCATTGTTTAAATTATATAAAATATTTAAAGCCTCTGCGGTGTGTTCTGCA